ATAAGTCAAGTACTACTTTTACTTGCATATATGAGAACTTTTACTTATATTTGCAAGCAATAAAACAATAAAACAATATAAAAATATGGCTTTAAATATAATAATAAATAAGGTAAGTGTAGCAGCATCTTTTGCTGCTGGAGCTACAGTGGCAACTGCTGTTGCATCTGGGGGAACTGCTCCTTATATATATAGTTTAGCTACAGGTGGAGATAAGTTTGCTATTAATAGTTCTACAGGAGTAGTTACTACTATTGCAGCTATGGATATAAACAATATTGCCTCCTTTAGTGTAACTGCTACAGATAGTACTACTGGAACTGCTCTTACTGGAACCTCAAGTGTAACTTATCCTCCTATTCAATCTGCAATTCAGAATAGGTTTAATAAACCTAATACAATATATAAAGTTACAAAAGATATTACTTTAAGTGGAGGTACTCTTACTATACCCGCAGGATGTACACTTGATTTTCAAGGAGGGTCATTTAATAATGGAACTATTATTTTTAATAATACTAAATTAAAAAATTGTACTATAAATAATTTTAGTAATTCTATAAAAGTAGATGGTATTATATATAATGATACTATTGAAGTTGATTG